GTAGGTGATAGTAAAGAAGGTTGGTGTGAAGCATTAACTGCATATCTTACTATTATGACAGATAATGTAACTACATCTATTTCTATTGATTACAGTTATATTAGACCTCAAGGTGCACCACTTAAAACATTCGGTGGTTATGCAAGTGGTTATGCATCGTTAAAAGAAATGTTTGAAAAGCTTCATAAGATTATAGTTAAAGAAAGCACTGACGGTAAATTACGACCATTAAATGTAGCTGATATGTGTAATATTGTTGGGCAAAATGTAGTAGCAGGTGGTACACGCAGAACAGCAGAACTTATCTTATTTAGCCCTGATGATGAAGAAATGCTACACGCTAAGGAAAACCTAGACCCAGAACATTACTTCCGTTATATGTCTAATAACTCTATGTATTTAGAAGAAAAGCCTTCTAAAGAAGGTTTACGTAAGTTAATGATGTCTATTAAAGAAACAGGAGAACCGGGTTTTATTAATGTTGCTTCTGCTAAAAAGCGTCGTGAAGATTTTGATATATGTAATCCATGTGTAACTGGTACTACAGAAATCTTAACTAAAGAATATGGTTATATTCAAATTAAAGACGTTGTTGACGAAGATGTAACAGTATGGAATGGTTATGATTGGAGTCCTGTAACACCTAGAGTAACTGGTTATGACCAACCTATGATGAGAATTCAATTTTCTAATGGTAATGAATTAGAATGTACTAATTACCATAAATTTGTGATGCAAGATGGTTCTCGCATTGAAGCTCGTGAATTATGTATTGGCGACAAACTAGAAAGATGGGAATTCCCTGTAGTTGAAGCAGATGAACGTGCTATGGGTATCTATTATGCAGAAGATTATGACCCATATATTCACGGATATTATGCTGGTGATGGTATACAAAATAAACCTTTGATTTACTTGTATGGTGAAAAACGTAAATTAGTAGATGTATGCAGCAATTCATCTGGATGTACGATTAGTAAAGGGTTAGAACGTGATACAGTATTATTGCCTAAACAACTATCTAAATATCTTGTACCAGATATTGGGGACGCAGTATATCATAGATTGCGTTACTTAGCTGGTCTACTTGATAGTACTGGATGCGTACATTTTAGTGAAGGCTCTGTTGCTATTCAGTCTATTGATAAAGAATTCCTTACTAAGATTTCTCGTCTGCTAAATACACTAGGTTGTCATGCTTCTATTCATTTAATGCATGAAGGTGGTTATCGTAAAGTGCCAGTTGAAGGTGGTCCTGATGATAATCAAGTATATTATTGCCAACCTACATATAAATTAATTATTTCCGCTTGGTATGTTAGACGTTTAATTAATTTGGGTTTATCAACTCATTATATTCATTTAGATGCTTATCCAAATAGTAATGATAGCCAAGCTATTTATGTCACATCTATTGAATATATTAGAAATTGTCCAACAGTATATTGTTTTACTGAAAATAAAAATCATACTGGTATTTTCAATGGTGTTATGACTGGACAATGTGCTGAAATTTTATTACCATCTAAAGCAGTATGTAACCTTACTAATATCAACGTATCTAAGTTTATTGATGAACGTGGTAATGTAATGATACCTCAGCTTAAAGAAGCATGCAAATTATCTGCTCGTGCTTGTTATCGTTTAACTGAACCTGAATTAGAATTAGAAGGTTGGAGTGATATTCACCATAGAGACCGTTTAATTGGTTGCTCTATTACAGGTTGGCAAGACGCTGTAGCTGGTAATTTAACGAAAGAAGAACAAGAAGCATTACTTGTATTAATGAAAATGTGGATTAACGATGCGGCTAATGAATACGCAGATGAAAACCATCGTCCTCACCCTGTATTGTATACAACAGTACAACCAGATGGTACAGGTGGATTAATTAGTAGTTGTTCTGCTGGTGTTCATTATAATCATGCTCCATATTATTTTAGACGTGTACGTATTTCAACCAATTCTCCATTATACCAAGCTGTTAAATATTTAGATGGCTGGCAAATTGATAATGAAGTTGGTCAAGGTGATGACGGTAACACAAAAGTAATTACATTCCCTTGTAAATCTAAATCTACAATTACAAAATATAATGTATCAGCTATTGAGCAATTAGAACAATACAAAATGATGCAAACGCATTATGTGGACCATAATACTTCTATTACTGTTACTGTAAAAGATAATGAATGGGACGATGTAATAGATTGGTTAGATAAAAATTGGGATTGTGTAGTAGGTATTTCATTCTTGTCTCTAAATCAAGATTACTATCCGTTAATGCCTTATGAAGAATGCACTAAAGAACAGTACTTAGAATTAAAATCTAAAATGGCTCCACTTGACCCAGAATTAGTCAATAAATATGAATTTGAACTACAAACTGTAGGTAAAGATTTTGAAATTGATGAAAGTGGAGAATGTGAAGATGGTCATTGCCCAGTGCGGTAGCCATGCTCAGTGAGGGGTTGACAGCCGACCCCTCTTTGTGCTATCATAGAAGCATGGAAGGAGGATATATGATTATTTACAAAACAGGAAATATGTTTAATTCTGATGCTAATTATTTTGTAGACCCAGTTAATCTTATGGGTACATCTGGTAAAGGATTAGCACTTGAAGTTAAACGAAGATACCCAAAATCTGAACGAATTTATCAAGCTATATGCAAATCTGGCGAATTTGATATTGGCGATATTTTACAAGTACCAACAGATGACAACAAATTTATTTTATTTTTCCCAACTAAAAAACATTGGAAAGACCCATCTGAATATGAATATATTGAACGTGGCTTAGATTCGTTAAAGTATCGTTGTCAAGATATACCTAAAAATTCTATTGTAGCTGTTCCACAACTAGGTTGCGGTTTAGGTGGATTAAAATGGGATAAAGTCCATGATTTAATTCGTCAAAATCTTAATAATGTTCGTGACGTTACATTTTATGTATATGGACCAAATGTAAGTAAATAGAAAGGTAATAATATGGGACATTTATTTAGAGCAAAAGATGAAAATGGTAATTTAGTTTATGGTTCAGTTGTGTATGGTCAATCTATTCCAGAATATTGGGACGGAGAATTGGATAAAACTTATTTTTTTGTTACTGATATTGAATTTAACGAAAGATGGGAAGTAGTATTTGACGAAGACGGATATGCAGATGATGAATATTATCCAAATTGGGACGTAGAAGTTACTGAAATTGATTGGAATACATTAGAATTTAATTTAAACGGACAGTGGATAACATATGAGGTGAAAGAATGCAAGTAGAACTAATCGCAAATACGGTATTAGAATTACCAGTACATGCTATGAGCAAGTGCTATGGTTTTAATACTACAGAAAAATCTTTAATTAATGCTTGTAAAGCTGGTCATTTATCTTTATTAGAGCATGCCTATGCTACATTTGATATTGAAATGAGCCAAAAATGTTTGGCACAAATTACACGTCATAGACAATTATCTTTTACTGTAAAATCTACACGTGGTACAGATTTCAGTGATGGTGGTTATTTTGATTCTCGTGAACATGATTGGACTGGAGTTGTGAATAAAACACTCATTGCTGAACATATTAACGGTATTATAGAAGAACAAATCAAAAAATACCAACAATTAGTTGAAGATGGTATTCCATATCAAATTGCCGCTTATGTATTACCACTAGCTACAAATGTTACTATGACTGTTACTGGTAATCTTAGAGCGTGGTTAGAGTATTTGCCTAAACGATTATGTAAACGTGCCTCTCGTGAACATCAAGCGATTGCTCGTGAAATTTTTAGACAATTAAACAAAGCATATCCATATTTATTTACATTAGAAATTTTGGGCATGTGTGAGGGTTGTAAAGAAACATCTTGCGATTTCACATCTCATAAAAAACAACCTAAGACACCTGTAAGAAGGGAACTACAATGAATACATTAATAATTTTAGTTGTATCAATACTTACATTTTCAGTACTAGTATGTGCTATTTTAGCTAAAGTTTTGTCTATTCTTACTATCATTTGTGCTGTATGTTGGTTATTAAATTTGTTTAGTGTAACTGGTACAACAGTTTTATGGTTATTTGTTGGCACCATTGCTTGTGGATTATATATTTTGATTTTGCCAATTCTTATCGCAATAATTGCAGAATTAGGAGACAATCATGGAACCGATAATTAGCCCTTGGACAATATATTTTATCAACCTACTTCCTAATCTTTCTCAAATGTTATGTGGGATAGCTACTATATGTGCAATCATATCTGTAGCTTCTATCACTCTTTGGGGTGCTTGTACTGACGATGATTGGGAAACAAAAGAGCAACACCAACATAATGCTGAATTTAGAAAAAGATGTATCCGTATATGTAAATATATATTGCCAGTAAGTGTTATTTTATTTATTGTCAATGTATTTATTCCAAGTCGTGATACTGCGATTGCAATGCTTATTTCTAATTATATTACGCCAGATAATTTACATGGTGCCAACGAAACTATTAAAGCAAATTTGCAAGATTATATTAACATAATTGTCGATGGTATTAATAAGGTGAAATAATGAAATCTCCATTTAGAGCAAAGAAGAATGGTAAATGGGTATATGGTACTATTCATGTAGACCAACAAGGCGTGGTGCATTTCTTATCACCAGCTGCTATACGTAATATCAATGATTACGAACCAAGTGAGTTACAAGGAATGATATTCAAAGTAGAACTTATGGCAGTCGATTGGGGTACACTTGAAATTAATATTGGTTCTAAATATGTTCCATATGATATTGTGAATCCCAAAAAACGTATTGGAGGTGGTTTGTTTGAGTTCATACCTTTCCGATTATTTTGATACTATCAATAAAATCAATCAACATTATAGAACTAATAAACCGATTAAGAATCTCGATTATCTATTCAATAAAGCTGAATTTTTACGTTCTTCATGTATTGAAACAAAACAAGCATTATATAATATATATAGTGATATTGATAACATTGATGATGATTGTATTATGGATGGAATGCCACATGGACGATTAATATTGCATGGTGATAAAGTACAGTTTATGTGCAAAGATAATGGTGCTGATGAGTTGATATGTGAAATATCTATGCCAAAATCAGTAAGCGACTTGACATTCGCTGATATGAGTGGTAAAATACAAGAAGAAGTTACGGTAGTAGCTTTTATACAACGTGTTAATACATTAATAAATCGTGAACATGAGTACATTCAAAATAGAAAGGGGTATTTACATGAACGATACAGCAAAGAAACTAAGCGATATAATGGCACCGAAACCGATGAAATACAATGTATCTGTATTCACTAATTTAATTGCAACCAAGCAAGAAATATATGCAAGTAAACGTGATTTCTATGCAGAAGCAAATGATGACCTAAATATGAGGTATTACGGCGCCAAAGCAGACGCTTGTCGGGAATTACTATATACTATGAGTAAAATGTTTTAGAAAGGATGATTTTATTAAACAGGTAAGATTATTTATTATCACAACTATTTTGGCAATATTGCCACTTATTACATTTGCATATCCAGTTAATGTAGAGCTTACAGCTTATACACATACTGGTTCTGTAATGGCTAACGGTGAATATCCCTATGTAGGAGCCGTTGCATCTAATGACTATCCTCTTGGAACTACAGTGTATATTGATGGTAATCCTTATACAGTGGCAGATAGAATGGCAGATGGCGTATATGGGGTTATTGATATTTTTATGGACAGCTATGATGAAGCTGTTAATTTTGGTAAACGATATACCACAGTTTATGTTAATTAAGGAGTAAAGTATGAATAAAGTAATTCTTGAAGGCGTTATGGCTCGTAATCCTCAAACCAAAGAAGTTGGTTCTGGTCAAGTATGTAACTTTACAGTTAAATGTGTTGACGAAGTGGAAGTAAAAGGTGAAACAAAACAATTTACATCTTTTGTGAATTGCGTAGCGTGGAATGAATTTTCTGACCAATATGTAAATGCAGTTGAGGGCGAACCTGTTAGTGTAGAAGGTCGCTTACAAACTCGCTCTTATGAAAAAGATGGTCAAAAACATTACGTAACTGAAGTTAATGTTAATAAATAGGAGGTTATATGAGATTATTTGCAAGAGTATCTTATATGCCTAACGGTGTTTTACCAGAAAGAAAAACAAAACATTCTGCTGGTTACGATTTAGCGGTAGTTGAAGGTGGGGTTATCCCACCTCATTCTACTAAAATCTTTAATACAGGGATTAAGGCATGTATGGAAGATGATGAGGTATTATTAATTTTTGTGCGTTCATCTATCGGTATTAAACGTGGCATTACCTTAGCTAATGGTACAGGTGTAATTGATTCTGATTATTATAATAATAAAGACAACGAAGGTCATATTATGTTAGCATTATATAATAATACAGATGAAGATGTAACTATTGATGATGGTGAATATGTAGCACAAGGTGTATTTGTCAATTATTTATGTACTGGTGACACAGTAGTAAAAGAACGAAAAGGCGGTATTGGTTCTACAAATGGCTAAAGATTACGACCAATGGTATATTGATATTGTAAACACAGCCGAAACGCCTGAGAGAGGAATAATTACTGTCCGTAAATTAATGGAGAAACGTGAAGAATGGGAAGATGCTACGGCATATTGTAAAGATAAAAGATGGTTTTATAAAACAGGACAACACAATAAAAATAAAGAAAAAATAGAAATGTCTAACCCTAGTGAGTATTTTGATAAACTTTCACGCACAGCTTCTATTAATAAAATTATGCAAGCGGTCAATTCATATGCTATGATGTGTGATAAGAAAGCATGGAAATCTTTTTGTAAAAAAGTCTTAGCTGGTGAATACTACGTTAAACAAGGTGCGTATTCTGGAAGAAAAACTAAGTCCATTAAAAATAGTGTGGCTCGTTTACTTCCGAAATTACGTGAATTTATAACTGTTTATGTAGAACATGACCCAACGATTGATGATGATGTAAAGGAGTACATTAAGCGTGTTAGCAAGAAAAATAAAAAGTTTAAACGATAGCTACGAAAAGCATATCATGCAAGTACGTGTAGACGCAGATAAAGGTGCATTAGCCGTATTATCTGATGTACATGAAGGGTTGAATAATCGTAAACAATTACAAGAAGCTGTTAATATGCTTGTTGAATTAGGTCCGAACTGTAAAGTGGTGTTAGGTGGTGATAGTACTAATACTGTTACAAAAAATTCTAAAGGTAATGTACTGGAAGAATGGTGTAGTGGTGATAAACAAGTATATAATCTTGTAGATGATATTAGACCACTCCATGAAACAGGTCAACTGATTGGTATTATCGCAGGTAATCATGGTGCACGTGCGTATAATGAAACCTTTATTAATGTTGAAATGATGATTGCAAGTTTATTGGGCGACCGAAACTTGTATAAAGGCGAATTTGGTATTGTATACTTTAATGTAAATAAAAATTGTTACGTTCATCACATCTTACATAAACACAAAAAGGCTAAAAATCATTATGATTATTTTAATGCTGATGTAACATGGTATGAACATTTCCATGAACCGTATGCTGTACCTAAATTAGTTATTGAGCATAACAAATACGTAAAAAAACCAGTAGCTAAAGAAATTTGGGAATTACATCAAGGTTCATTTCAAGTATATCCTGATTACTGTAAAGCAAGTGGTATTAGACCTACAGTAGGTGGTTTTTATATTGCTGAAATGAATGGTATTGAACATCAACGTCAAGTCATCCCTTATTTAGACCATCAGTTACAATCTTTAATTGAAAGGGGTTATTCATTATGAGTTTACTAAATACAGCCTACATCAATGTAGGCTTTAAAACCTATGTTCCCCTTGATAGCATTGATTACATATTAGATAGCACTGAACAACGATATAAGCGTTTAGTAATTGCTATGAAAAAAGAAGGTCTAATCAAACTGGATGCTACTAAACGTCGTAAATGTCGCAGTCTTATCGTTACTAAAGATAAAATGGGTATCTTATCTGCATTTCCACCTGAATATTTGTTAGGGTTAAATGTAGATGATGAGATACAAGATAAGCTGTTAGAACAAGATAAGATTGAAAAGGCAAAAGGTCGAATTCGTTATTATAAATGGGGGTATGAACATGGATATAAAACAGAGGAAGAATATAGAAGAGCGTGTGAAGAAGCCAAGACCCTCGGAATACAAGAAGAAACCGAAACCTAGTGCTCAACAAGAATTATACGCTCGTGTAAAAGCTGAGACTGGTAATACAGCATTAGCAAAATCAGAAGCAGGATATTCACCAAACTATCCTACTAAATTATTAGAGCATACTGAAACAATGGAAATTGCCTTAGAAAAACAAAAACAAATAGTACAAGATAAATTTATGAAACGTGCAGAAGAAATGGCAGACCAAATGTATCATTTAGCACTTAATGCTCGTTCAGACCAAGTTAAATTCCAAGCTACTAAAGACTTATTAGATAGAGCTGGTTTTGCACCTGAACAAAAAACCATTAATGAAACACGATTTACAACTATTGAATCCCGTGTTACACAAGATATGCTCGCACGATTTAATCGTATTAAAGAGATTGACAACTAAAAATGGACATAAAAAAAGCCCCAATTAAGGGGCTTATTTTTTTTATTTACTTAACAATTTATCAATGGCGTCATCACCAAACAATTCCATTAATTGCTCTTTCATTAAATCATACATAGCAATTTCTGTCATGCCTTTAACAATATCCGTAGCTTCAGTGGCTTCCATGTGTGAGTCAGCACATCGACGTACAATTTCTTTGTGTATTTCAATACCAAGAAGTGCAAGTTCATATACTGTAGTGTCTTTCGTAATAGAAGCACGTACACCATGATTATCATATTGGAATGTAGCACGTGCATGAGTATCTTTCACATTAATGTTAGCTAATTTTTCTTTTAAATTTGTTTGCATATTATTTACCTCCAACTAAACATAATATTATAAATTACTGATACCTGTTATTTGATAATCACCACATTTCATCAAATGCTATTAGTTTCGTCGTATATAATTGGGTCTTTACCATAAGTATTATTCCAATCAACAAACTTACTATTAACGGGGTAAAAATACCCATAAGGAGACCATACACTACTAAAACACAACTGTTGAATAGTTTCTGCGTCGTGAATACAATTTACTAAATCATCTTCGACTTCACTTTCTCGTGATTCACTTAGATTCCTATATAAATTATCAAGAAGATTTTTTAAAGCATATACCAGTGTCCACGGTACTTCCACATTAAATGTTTCTTCTAATTCTGATAAAATATATTCTACGCTATAATATAATGTTTTATCATTGAATTGAACACCATTGATATAACCTTTAAAATCATGAACAATCTTTTCTTTCATTATAACTCCTCTTACATTTACTACTACAAAACCTCCCATATTTACGTTCTTGAATTGGTGGTAATCTACCACCACACACACAGCAATGAGTAGCTTTAGAACCACGTTTACCATTAACACCATCATATTCATGTTCATCATCATATTGTTGCCATTTCATGTCAAACTTTTGTTGCCATGTTAACGTATCTTCAGGTGGTTTAAAACTTTTTCGTGTTGGTGGATTTTTACAAGCATCACATAATACATCGTTGCCGTGCACTTCAAATAATGTGCTACAACTATGACATTTTCTCTGCATATAACCTCCTTTATATTAATTCAGCATAATACGTTGTATTAGATACCGAACGATTACTATACATATTCATATAAAAAGCATATGTATCATCACGCCACTTTTGTACTCTATATTGCACTCTTGTAGTCAATATCTCAGACGTAACAAAGCACCCGCACAATGAGCGAAATCTATCTTCTGGTCTAATCATGATAACTCCTTATACAAAAAACTTAACTTCATAAATCATATTACGTGACATACTTTTACCGTAACGCCCTATGTAGACATATTTTAATGGTTCTACATCTGTACTCAAATAATGCTCATGTAATACATTAAATAATAAATCTTGTTCATACGTATCATATTGGATAGAAGTTGCTTTTAATATATCACTTTTCCTTATCATATTCACCTCATTATTATCTGTGTAATTTAGCTGCACATATAGATTTATATATTATTGCATTGTAAGAATCTCGTGTATCATATCGCATAATATACAAACCATCTAGTGTTAAAACAGTTTGACCAAATTCGTTTGCAGTACAACAATAACGGTTTATATATGTCGCAGACGCATAATTTTTCATAAGATATACTTGTAACATATTTTTTGTATCAATCATGCTACACCTCTTGTTAATACTACTTTAAATGGTCTTATTTTATCTACATAATAACGTTCACCATATAAATAGTAGAATAATTGTGAAATCGTACATTCGTCTTCAAGACGTTCATAATTTTCCATATATCTAGTAGTTTTAACTATAGTTGGTCGTTTAATAATATCTGTAAATTGATATAAATATTTTGTATTTAACATCATTGCCCTCTTTTCTTCACGTATTTTATTTCAATAACTTTACGATATGCATTACTTTTATTACTATAATTATTTCTATAAGCTAATTGTAATGGGCATAATACATCAGCAACACGTGTCGGATTAAATATAAAGCTAACGTTACCCATACAATTAGAGTAGTGTTTAGTTGTTAAAATTACACCATCTGCCGCTCTTATCATTTTAACTCAACCACCATAAACATATTATGACATTCATATAAGTATATAAAATTATCCAACATGACAAATGGTACTGCGTGTGTTGACAAATCATTATTACTATTCACGAATTGAAATACACGTATTCTCTGTTTAGGATGTACTAGATTGACTTGATATAATTTATCATATTTGTTTATCATAATTAATCACCTAACCCATCATATTTTATTTCAATTATCTGTTGATAATTATACATATATTTATAAATATATAATAATAGAATATTACCATCATATATATATCCAATACGTTCTTTACACGATAGTTTATCTACTACATTCGGATAATCTGTATATGTACATATTACTTTGGCTTTATTATGTATCATAATCTAGCTCCATCATTGTAAAAATATAATTATTATCGTATCTCATTTGTAATATATCTATTAATCGCCATTTGACATTATGACATACGAACATTTTTATTCAACATTTTTTACTCCTGCTATGGTATATTCATATCCATTTTTATAATTTCTAATATAAACATCACGTATACTATTTAAATCGTCATATGTAAAATACCAAATGTCAGATTGTACTGAACTGCATATTTTACCAATAGTTTTCGCTGCTCTCATTTCTATTAATGAGATTTGATGATATCTATTTAACATAACTTCACCTTAAATGCATGTAATGTACCCTGATAATCATTTTTAGCATATTTGTTGCGGAACATTTTTTCGATAAGTACTGTACTGGTGTAAAAATCAGCTCTATAATATCTACTGGCTCCACTATAAAATTGTGGCACATATTCTATTGCTGTCATTCTAATTTTTTGATTTTTATTTATCATTTGTATCACCTCAATCTTCTAATTCCAAATAAAACACACCGTTATCATGTTTATCGTAACACGCAATTAGTTCATTACACAGATAACAAGCAGGTGAGCTATCTGTTTGTTGATAATCCGTTGTAATAGGACCAAATAATTTGTTAATTATGTTATCATTAGCTGTATAATAGCTAGTAACTGATGCCCAACGATTTAACATATAAACACCTCCTCATTAATTTGATATATAAAACCACAACCATGTTTATAATTTCTTGAGAATAATTGTAACAATGTTATTGAATGTAATGTAGAAACAGGTTCAGAAAAATCGAAACTCCGATATTGGTTATTTTTATATTTTGTTATTTTTGCTGAAAATGTTGTTTGTTCTATCATAATTTCACCTCATCACTCCTTTTTATAGGGGAGCCGAAGCTCCCCACTGGACTATTGGGAAACTTCAGCAGTATTTACTTCTTCATTTACTTCATTTTCGACAGGTGTTTCTGTAGCTGTTTCAGAAGGTGTTTCAGGAGTTGGTTCTGTTGGTGCTTGAACCATTACAACTGGAGTTGGGTTGGACATTTTATAGTGTTCGTAGAATTCGGTACCCATTTCACGGTCAATTCGTTTTAATTCTTGAATTAACAAATAAGATGTTTCAGCACCACGTTCGATGTATTTCTTAGTGCGTGCTTTAATAGCCATCAACACAATTTGTTGTAAATCACGTACTTTAACAGTACCAGCTTTAGATACGAATACGAATTTCTTAGCCGTTTCTTCATTTAAAGAGATAACAGGGATTTTAATAGTATCTACTGCATCTTTACCAGTGTTAGTAGCGGCAAATTCAGAAATTGCACGAGCAACACCAGATGGAGTAGCAGAGTATACTTTAGTTTGTTTCAAAGAGTTAGCAATAAAACGTAATTGTTCTTTATCAGATAAAGCAGAAACGTAGTTAGTAATAATCAAGTTCATTTGTGCAACAGTTGTAGCCATAATTTTATACCTCTTTCATAGTATGATTAATAATTGTTTTCTTAATATTTTGAGTTCTCAATCTGTATTCATCAATGCTATCTTTAGCATAGAGATATACAATATTGCAAGGTTCTGTCTGACCAATACGATGTATACGGTCTTCAGCCTGACCCATTAGAGATGGAGACCACGGATATTCAATGAATATAGCCGTGTGTGCTTTGGTTAGGGTAATACCAACAGCACTTGCCTGTAAACTACAGACAATCAAATTTGTGTGATTAGCATTTGAGCCAGAGTGCATCTGGAAATTGTCAATATTTTGTTGTCTATTTTGTTTAGATTGACCACCGATGATGTATTTTGCATCAGGAAATTCCTTTCTTAATTTTTCTACAATATTTCGATGGTGTGCAAATACCACAAGGGACTCACCTCTTTCTAATACTTTACGAATGTATTCTATACAATAAGGAAGTTTTTGTTTTAAAACTTCTTTATCGTATTTTTCAATCTCCTCAAACGAAGTTGGTTCTGGTTGAGATATAGTGCAACAAGGAACCATGTGGACAGTTTTTAGAGGAAGATTTTTTTGTACATTTTTAAGACGTCTTATCCATACTTTTTTCATCGCTTCATTGAGTTTTGATAAATTTGAATGACCGTCGTTTGATGTACCCCAAGGTGATTGATAAGCTCCACAGAAATCTCTTAGGAATTTATCTTTACCACCAAATTTATATGTCAATCCTGCTATCTCTAATTGGCACAGCAATTCTTTTGGTCTATTTAAGATTGGTGTACCTGTAATCATAATACGATAACGAACACCTTCAACCAATTTCATCGCCGCTTTAGTACACTGAGATGTGGGAGTTTTCAAAATATGACATTCATCGAATATAACTTGTTGTATATTAAGGCGTTTAAGTGAAGCTAAATATTTAGTTAAACGCTCATAATTTGTAATGATAACTTTTGAACTTATATCATCAACATTTACATCAATTCCAGCCCATGTTTTCAACTCTCTTTTCCAGTTTTCTTTTAGAGGAGCAGGACAAACAACTAAAGTAGGGAACTTATTTCGTTCCTTAATTAAAGTGCATACTTGAACAGTTTTACCTAAACCCATATCATCACAAAGGAAAATAGATGATTGGTTAAGCATTTTATTAACGCCTTGTCTTTGATATGGGTATAGTTTCATTATGCCTCCAGTCTTACAGTACCAGTTTTGTCATCATATACACCTTTTACTGTACCGATAACACTATAAAAAATATCGTTTAATGAACCACTAACATGTGGAAAATTTGTGACAAAGAATACGCAAGACTTATCTTTAGTATTCTCAGTTAAGTCCCATACAGCACCTTTTTCATCTTCAATAAATTCCATCATAGCATTCATTTTTTCTTGATTCATTGGTGTTTTACCACCATTAGCAATACATTGTACCATTGTGTATGTGGTTTTTACCTTTTCTTCTGCTTTAGGTACTTTGTACCCAGATAAATAAGAGGAGTATTTTAATCCATATCTATTAAAGAATGGTGTTTGTACCCAACCATCTAGCACAACATAATGTTTACCACCGTCGATATAATGTTCAATGATTGTATTACCGTAACCTTCTACTAATTTAGTAAAGTTTGCTAACCAATCTGGTTCTCCAACTGGCGGTGTAATTTCATATTCATAGTAGCTAGTATAAGATGTATAACCACATCCACCATAATAGTAACTACTTTTGCGTTCTTCATAACTTGTATTAGAATATTGAATTCCAGTTTCAGTAGAAGTATTCCAAGAACCAAGGATAATCGCACCTTTTTTACCAAGGATGGCGTACTTGTTTGTACCCATCGCTTTTTTGATAAGATATTGAGTGCTTTCTTTATACAATTTATCTTTAAGAGGGAATAACACTTGTGCACCAAAGTACATTGTATCACTATATGGTGATAGCATGCCTTCTTTTGGAGTGAAATCACTCATGACCCCATTATGAGAGAAACCAATATCTGTAAATACATCAGTTTCACGCATTGTTTCAAGGTTATCGCTCAAAACAAATGGATGGCAACATTCTGGAGAGATTTTACCAGATGTAGCAATACGGAAGTGAAACACTCTATCTCTATCAGCAGGCAGGTCTTTTACTGCATTCCAAAAATCATCAAAATTCATGAAACCCTTACGAATGTGAACTTTCTTTTTGTCATCATCGTAAATCATGAACCCAGCTCCATCCGGATTATTGACGAAGCAGTGTCTAAATTCTTTCTCTGATAACTCTGTATACTTAGATGCATAAGCAATAACGCACATTATTTTGCCTCCTTTAATAATCCTGTCTTTTGCAAGACATTACGTAACTCAATGTATTTTTTATTTTTCGCTATACGAGCGATGTTGCTCCAACCAATATAGCGTATAGAATTCATATTCGCTAAGTCGGTAATTACATCGACAAACTGAATATAAGCATGAATTCGTTCTACATCTTGTGTGGAGCGGAACATGCGGAACTCTACAGTCTGACTAGGGCAAAGATTAATAGCCCTATATTTTTCGTTTTCATCTTTTGCCGCAGTATAGATTTGAGATAATTCTTTAACCTCCATACCATACTTTTGGCACCAATTACTGTCTTCATCAGTTCTGCAAGCAAAAAGCATTAATGTATCAAAATTATTTTCAACAAATCGAATAATTTTGGCAATTTCATTATTGCCTTTGAAGAAATTACGATTTACATGAATATGTAAACCTGAATTTGCACTAGACTCACCATGCAAATCTTGTACACGTTTAAAGAATTTGTCATAGTCGATATTACTTAAATGGAATCGAGGTGTACATGGGTGAGTAACGAACTCCATTCCGTCATGTAATGAGCCGTCATGTTTAGCATAGACAATTTTGTTTAAATCGCCAATAATCAAATCAGCTCTTTCATTACTTTCGCCACAACGGTGGAATTCCATTTCAATACCAAGAAATTTCTTGCCTTCACCATTAAACACTGGCTCTGGTTTGAAATTCCAAGAGTGTAACCCAGTCAATGGAGCTGCACTTTGTGACGAATAATACTTATTGTTTGAATGTCGATAAAATTCATTACGTCGTGCCTTACTAAACTTCTTACCCAAATCTTCTACAAAAATAAAGTCTTCTTCAGTTGCACCATATGTGCCATTATGACATACAAGTCTGTCTTTTACGCTAGGGTGGAAATAAACTTTACCAGTGCTAGAAATATAACCTTCTATCATTTCTGTTTTCAATCCTGTTTGATGAGATATAGGACATGTAACAATGAATTGGTCTACTAATACTGGGTGTATACCCGATTGTTTAACAATTTCACGTTCATCTGCAATATAGAACGGCACGCCAGTAACTTTACAAATGGCAAAATTAGGATAATCTACAAGTTTATCTAACTCATCAAAACCAATGTATAGATTTTCATAATCTTTGCCAAGAATTAAGTGGAAGTTTTGAGGGTTGTACCAATTACCACTTACAAACGATTTCTTAATGAACTCTGGTTTGTCATCTTTATTAATTCGCATGATACCCAGTTTTGTTCTAACTATAATAACATCATTACCTAATGGTTTACCTGTTATAGCACAATGCGTATTAATATTACCAATTACTTCTGTATCATCGTCTACTACCAAGATTTTACTGTCGATAGAAGCACAGTAGTAATATACCACATCGCCACGTGTCATAACAGTTAAGATATTGTTATATCTATCTTTAAGGACTTGACCAACATGGTATCGGCATTTTCTATGTGTGTCTGTAGTACAACCATAATTAATCACAGTACGCCCCGTTACTTTGTCAACGACTAATACACTATCGGTAGGTGTAATCTGTAATTCAGAAGGTAAAAGAACAGTACATTCATCAGCTAGAAAGAAATCACGTGAAGCATTTTTAACACATAAATATCCGTATTGACCTTCATGGTTATAACCATCGCCAATTACACGATAAACACTACGTCCGTGTTTAATTTTAACGCCTAATGTAATCATTATAACCATTCCCCCTCAATAATTCTATCAATATCAATAATATTAGATGGTTTTCTGCGGAACTCTTTTTCCGTATAGAATGGGTTGCAATAAACTTCGATAGTGCCATCAATACCATCTGCTGTTCTACCAACTTGTGTTAAACAATCTGATAGGGTACGTGTTTTCATAGCGTAAGCTATAGGATAAAATCTTCGAACCATTTTATTAGGCATTAAAAATACCACCTTTCTTTAACATTAAACCTAAAGAATTATACCACATAGGATGTAGAATTTCTTTATGACTACTGAAATAGCGTTTGATTTTTAACACATCAAACGATTTTAATTGTTTCTGCCATACATCATTTTCTGACGTAAACAATGCAATTTGACATTTTGGTAAATCTTGTGCTAAAGTTGTAGAAGAAATTAATCGCTCTACAAACCCTACTTTGCATTCACCATTATTATAATATCTGGCGGCACAAAGTAAACCATTAATAAACACTAGTCCAATAGTAATTGTCTTATCACTACTAATAATGACCAATGGCACATCTTGTTTAGCTTTATCTTTGCATAATTGATATAAGCCCTCACCGTAGTAACTA